TCTCCATGTCGTCGTGGATGGTTGTGTGGTGGGTCATGATGTAATCCAGCACGCCGTCGTGAATGGCCCACTCGAAGAAATTCAGCTGACCCACAGTCGTTTCCATCTCGTGGAACTTGATACGCTTCCAACGACAGAACGGGTCAAACATCTTTTTGCTGTACGCTTTTAGGTGCGACTTGTACGCCAAGTACACGACAATGTGTCTGTCGCCGGACATGTACGAAATGTTGTGCTTCTTGGAGTAGTTAGTTACAAACCAGTCAATCAGACGCAGCGATATTACCGAGTTGCCCTCGATGATGGACTTGACGCGCTCGAAATTTGCGGCGTCTCCGTAAAACCGCTCTAGGCGATAAAGCACCCACTGCTCCTGTGACTGGATATTCATTGTCTTCCCAATATGTGTTGCCTTAAAACGAATTTGCCGACATCAGATACTGACACATGTATAATGGCAGATACACAAGTTAATTGGCTGATTGAGCAGTACGGACACAATGACCAGCGCACGGATGCTTGGCACGCCAAGCGCAGCGAGATGCTCACCGCCTCAGAGATTTGGAAAACAGTCAAGGATGCGTCTCCCGCATCACGCCACGAGATCGTTTTATCCAAACTCGTACCTCGGGACTTTGGTTCAGGCGGAGGCGCGCGTGCGCTCGTGTGGGGCACTCAATTCGAGCCAATCGCAAAGCAGATCTACGAAGGAATGTACGGTGTATCTATCCTGGACACCTCATGTATCCCGCACCCCGACCATGCTTTCTTGGGCGCATCTCCTGACGGCATTCTGGTATCAAAAGATGTATCGCATTCACTATATGGTCATCTGATCGAGATAAAGTGTCCCATCTCGCGCGACTTTGACGACACCACTCCAGTCCCTTCGGCGTACTACCATCAAATGCAACTACAAATGGCGTGTTCTGGACTCAATGTATGCGAATACGCTGAGTTCAAATTCAAGGCGATGCCCTACTCTGAATGGCTAACTACTGACGCAGAGTACAAATCTGTCTACGTGGTCCTGGAGGACGGAACTGTGAAATACAAGGATATCGGCGATACGCGCAGCTTTTCGGATTGGAAGGATGATGTCTTACGGGACGTTGACATGTTCCAGATACAGATGTTCTTCTGGGCGCTTACGAAGTATAAGATTCGGACCGTCGATAAGGACCCGGAATGGCTGGCAACGAACCTTCCGTCTTTCCAGGAGACGTGGTCTCTGGTCCAGAAGCATCGATCGGAACAGTCACTTCCTGAACACCCTCGCGAGAAGACGACGCTGGTTCTGTAGTCGCGGCCTCCAGCGGGTAGTACCGCACCAGCCAGTCCAGCTCGGTTCGTCCCGGATTGTTAGCATAAAACCCGCCACTCCCATCGTGGATCTTGACCAGTGTTTCAAAGTACTCTTCGTACATCAGCGACACACGGTCCAGTGAAAAATTATTCAAAGCCCATTCATGGCACGCTCTGCGAGAGATGTTGTCAATATTTTTCGCAGCCCACTCGAACTGCTCAACTGTGCGGCATCTGTATCCCGTTACGCCGTGAATGTTGTTCTCCGCAAACCCGCCCCAGTCGGTCGTGATGGTGGGTGTTCCACAAAACAGCGCCTCAATCGTCACGCCTCCGAACGGTTCATTGTAGTGCGTCGGCGCAATGAGGGCCTTTGCGTTTCGCATCAGCTCAGAGCGCGCAGCCGGCTCGACGTACCCGACACACGTCACGTGGTCTGGAACATGTCCCATCACCTGCGCCAAATCGCCCTGTCCGGCAACAAGCAACTTTGCACCAAGTCGCTTTGTAATTTCAACTGCGATGCCGATGCCCTTGGACTCGATGATGCGCCCCACAAAGAGGAAGTAGTCCTTCGGTTTCGGGTTGAACTGAAAGTCGGCTGGATCAAAGTAATTTGGAATGACGGCGTCGTACCAGTGCGGTGACTTGTTGTACTTCCCGTACACGACGTTCATCACCGCATGCGACTCAAAGATCGACTGCTTGGTGCACGGCTCATTGGTACACCCGATACCTGGCTCCACCGCAATGAGATCCGGATGGGCGTGCATGATGGGCGCGTGCGCATATCCCCAGAACAGCAACAGGAAATCGTTGGGCTGCTTACGCTTCGCCACCTCTACAATCGCACGCTGGTTGAAAATTTGGTGGGCGTGGTCCTGGGTGTTGTGCTGAAAGAAACTCTTCTTCCAGTCATACGTTCCATACGCCTTCTCGAGATCCTCATCGAACGTGACAGGGACGTGCTCGGTACAGTCAACTTCAGAGTCCTTGTGGCCGTAGTGGTAGACAGTGTGTCCGCGCGCCATCATCATCTTACAGAACTTCAGTGCCTTCATCGTGAACGCGCATGCTGAGTAATCTTTACGTGTGATCGTGTGTGGCAGCGAGAGTACGTGAAACCGCATTTACTTAATGTGTGCCGCGGATGTGTAAGTTATTCCATGTACGCGTGCCACGCATTGACACGAAACGGTGTCTCGAACCCTGACACGGGACCCATGCTGTAAGATGGCATGGGGTAGTGGTTGGTCTTCTGACTGTACGAAGACGCTGGCTCGGCGTCGAGTGTCTTCATCACCACTTCGCGTTTGACCGAGTCCACCGGTCGCGAGTTTGTTGCGACAAACCACACAATTACACTGGCTAGAACAATCATGGCGATAACTGTCCGCATTTCCTTTAACATTAATGTCACTAAAAAATGGATACACGTTTTCATGGTCGTTAAACAATAAGACAATCATGGAAGAGGCACGCGCACTTGAAACACTCAAGATCATTTTGAAGAACCGAGGTGTCGTGGACGCAAACGGGTTCCAGCAGGTGGCCAATCCGGCAGATGAGACACACATGTTCACCTACGGCGGTGTGCTGGTGGTGTTCAGCGAGAAGACACGCGTGTCTGAACGTGAACTGAACAACCTGCTGGCGTTCGCAACGGAAAACGACTACAGCGGCGGCATGATTATCGTGACACCTACACGGTCGTCCGATTCGGTGCTCACGGCGCTGAGGCGGTATGTGGCCGACATGACCCAGCCGCTCATTCAAATCTTTGAGATGCGGCACCTTCAGTTTGACATCTCGGCACACCGCAAGCAGCCGAAGCATCGCGTCATGTCTGTCGAGGAAACGGCAGCGATGCTGAAAGAGTTCCACATCCCCGACGTGAAGCGCATTCCGAAGATTGACTGCCAAGACCCGATGGCTAAATGGATCGGAGCCCGACCCGGTCAAGTGATTGAAGTGCTGGGGCTATGTGAAACGTCCGGGGACAACCGACGATACCGACTGTGCGTTGAAAGCGCTGCGGATGCCTGAGCGAATGACCACAAGCACTAAAACAAGCAACACGATGATAAGAAGACCTAAATACAACATTTGAGAACCGTGGACAATGTCCACTTTTTGCTCTTCCAGCGCGAGTGTCTGGCGCAGCGCGTACACTCGGTCGCGTCCTTGCTGGATCTCGGCGTGCTGGGCCTTGTACTTTTCAATGTCGGCGCGCAAGACCCGAATGCGTTCCGGAGTGAGCTTACACCCGCCGTCGCCTGACCCAACCAGCACTCCCTGAACCAGCTGCGTCAGCTTCTTGTTGACATCCAGCACCTCCTTGATGCGCACACACTGTGTCGCGCGGTCCTGCTCTGCGATCGCAGCTTTCAAAGCGGTGCCGTACTGCTCCTTTAAGGCCTTATAATCCCTGTCAAATACCTTGATGCGCTCGGCCCGTGCGCTTTGGAACTCCGAGGCGTTCATTACATTTTGTAGAGATACAAATAAATGCCGACACTTGTATCTGACGGCATTAAGAACGGAAAGCAAAAGGGTCCCGGAACGGACGCCTCCATGATCACAGCCATGAAACGCAATCGCGCAGTTTTGAACGGCTTAACGTCCGAGAAGTTCGCGCGGGATCCGTTCCAACTGGCAGTTACAAGCACTTCCGGAAACGGAACTACGATGACATACAATTTTGCCGCACAGAACGACATTCCGTTTGATGTGAATGACGCTATTACAGTCACTGGAGCCGGCGTTTCAATTGCCGCTGATGAATCAGGCAGTTTGTCTGTCGCAAATGTAACGGCTACCATAACCGCCACAAGTAGTGCTAGTACCGTCACTATGGCGGCCGTTGACCCTGGTATTTTACGTGCAGGCATGATAATCCAAGCAGGATCAAGTGGTGGAGGTATAACTAACAACAACTATTATTTAATCACAAACGTGAATGGTACAACTGTGACAATTCGAAACTCCAATGCCGCTGGAACTACTCTTACAGATTTTACCGGAACCGGTGGAACTAGCTTGACCATTACCATGACAGTCACAACCGGAGGTAGTTTGGCATTACTGACATTCCCTACAACAACGACTGCAGTGTTTGCTGCGACAAATAGTATTACAGTAAGCGGTCATTCTGTAGCAGGATGTAACGGGACTTTCGCAGTGGTAGGAACCCCTACTGCCACTCAAGTTCGTTATCAAACTTTATCGAATGTTTCAGGAACCACATCTACGAGTGCGGTAAGAATTGTCAACAATTCGTCTCCTTATAGCGGAACCCTCCAAGTGCTATTGTGCGCAGCAAATTCGTTAACTATCACTGGAACCGGTCAGGGAGTGTTGACTGCGACAATCAGCGGGTTCCGTCGTTCTCGCACGAAACCGATTGTGGACAGCATCAACAGTCGCGGGTACCTTGTGAGTGGCGTGCTGCCAGTGCTGACTGCTCGGGGCATGAAC